ATCATCTTTTATTATATCCACATTTAGCGCTGACAGTCTTTTATTGGCATACCACCAATAGTATGGAGCAAATAATTTATTCACCAGTAATTCTCACTAAGTTCAACAGGTTTCTTTGATTTTTGTTTATTGGGTTTGCGGACAGATCTAGGTTCATATCCAGCAAGTTTTTCTTTATTTCTACGAATACCACAGTCATCTTCTCGACTTCTTTTTGGTAATACATAATCATCTATATTCATTTCGTTCTCAAAAATCCCATACAATTTCTAACTTCTTTATATATTGATAGTCTTCCAGCGCATCATTGATATTGCTTTTGTTTGGTGGAATGAACACATAATCAACATCACCTTCTTTTGCTGCAAGCTTTTCGTTTAGGTATTCTATTGCCTCTAATGCTGTACTAAAGGTTTTCATGTCCTTGTTATTAGCTAGGACCGGTCTGCACACGTATTTTATCATGTATATTCTCTTGTTCTTGGGTTGTAGTACATCCCATTCTTTGGATCATAATACAGCACCTTTCCATCTTTACGTATTGGACCAAGATACCCGTCTCTGTGGGTATATCCATCCAAATTTATACTGCGTTCAATTGCTATCGGTTTGAACTGAAGTTTCATGTGTTCCTTATTTGATAGTTGTCAACAAAACTACATCACAATTAATCCTCCCATTCAAAGGAGACGCGACAGATGTGATGTTAGCCATAATCTTTTTAAGAATCGTTTTCTTACCCTTCACAACATCCGGTATAACTTCCAGTGGCTTCCTTACTATTTTATTTATGGATAATGTTTCGTCATAATTCTCAATGGTAGTACCTTTGATACTCAAACCAGCCTCATCCTTAGCAACATATACACCTAGCTTTCTGGTTTTAGTATTGAACACCCATAGTGACTGACACCCAATAATACTCTCTGGTTTGACCGACACAATCTTATATTCAGGATCATCTTTCTTGAATACAAGTTTCAGTATCTTCTTGGATAACGGGATCACTTTCTTCTTGCGTGGTATTTTAGCGACCTTTGCATTAGAAGTGAATTTATTACAATCTGCCAACACCAATTGCAGAAACTGATTAAGCTTCTTTATTTCGGTCTTGTTGTAGTTCGAGTACCCCTCAACGAGCTGTTCATCTTTACCAGCAACAACTTCTTTAACCTCAATACTTAATGGTTTAAAATGGTCAATGATTTGTTTTGTATGAACAGCTTTACACACTTGCGCTGATAGAAACTCATACACTTTTAATGTGTAATCACGTATATCAATAGCATCCTCGATGCTATTGATGATCTCTGTACAATGGTTGTATATCTTATCCTGGAGCGATACCTTTGGTTTAGTGGGTATCGTGTCGGGTTTATCCACTACTGGAGCAATATAATTGAACAGCTCATTGATCCTAACATCGATCCACGAGATCTGTTCAAGTGTTGGTTGGTATCCACGAGAGATCATCCTAACAACATGCCCAACATTTTTGACTTCCCATTCTGAGACTGATGATATTTTACTAATCATCTTTGGGTCATATTTGTTGAGTTTCATATGTGTCACAAGATACGCACGAGAATCTTTGTAGTCCTTCGTGCGAGAATACCAACTTAGACACTCAGTGAAATTGTATGTGTTATCGAATGACGGCTCTTTACCATATACAAGATCATCAATGTTTACACGTTTTTTCTCGGCCATGTCAATATACTATTTCCATAGAAGTTACTGAATCGACTCTAAATGATCTGTAACTATCGATCTCTACATCGAATACCACGACCACATTTTCGTTGGTGCCTTTTCTTTCTTGTGCTTCTGTAATTGTTTCTATCTCAACTTCATCTGGTGCCACCTCCTTTACTGGTAACAAACTCTCTATCAAGGTACCTCTTAACACACGAACATCACCATTCAATTTCGTGAAAGTGATGATCGCTACATTATTAGTTAACATATGAACCATTTCAGCTTTATTCATCATCATTTTCTCTTTCTTGCCCCAAATTAAGTCCCAATTGGCGTTGAATTTGTCTGTATCTACCGCCCTAGCATTACTACCTTTACCACCAGCCCACGCTGCCATAATTTCTCCTACGCTACTGAATTAGTTAATGGTGATTTGATATTAACCACCACATCGTTTTCATACAATTCATCGACCATCAACAATTTTGATTTAGTAATACAATGGTTGCAAATGACCGCCCCAGTTTCTGCTATAATCAATATCGTACCTTGCTTCTTTACAGCTGCACAGAAACTACACTTTGCCTCAGAATCCATGATCAACTACCTCTGCAAATGTTTCAACTTCCACAACAGGTTCAACTGTCATCTTAGCATACAAATCAAGGAAACCTGCTTTTGTCTCATCATCAAAACGATTAGTACATAATGTAATAGCTTTCATCTTATCATTAAAGATGTTGTATGACTTAGCAACATGTACAAGTCTACGAGTACTTATTAGTTCATCAATAGCACCTTCCATATATGTCTTCCTGATGACATCCGCCCACTGCACCAATTCATCGATGAACGCGGTATCCTTGATCAATGGTGATAGAATCTTCTTCTCTGTTCTAGCATCAGGAAATTCTTGCTCGATAGTAATAACGAAACGTTCCAAGAATGCTGAGTCAAGTATCTGTGATAGGTAGTTACCATCTTCAGAACCCGTACCCTTTGTGTTAGCAGTAGCTATGATATTGAATCCAGCTTTAGGATGAATCATTTCGCCAGTCTTCTTGTTATAGTACGAAGAACCTTCAAGAATACCCTGCAAACACATCAACTTAGCACCATTACCACGATCAACCTCGTCTATCAATAGAATTGCGCCACGTTTCATTGCAGTAATAACAGGACCCTCACGGAATACCACGTTACCATCAATAAGGGTATTGCTGCCGATCAAATCAGATTCATCGGTTTCAACACTAATATTGACACGAATGCACTCACGTTTTAACTGAGCACACACCTGTTCAGCCATTAAGGTTTTGCCGTTACCACTGAGACCAGTGATGAACACAGGATAGAACTCGTTGGACTTGACTACTGTGACCAAATCTTTATGGAATCCGAACGGCACATAGTCAGCATATACTTCCGGTACAGTTGGTGCTGATTCATCTACCATCTTTGGTTGTCTGAAATGTCTAGTATTAGTAATCAATTCAACCGACATTTCTGGTGCCGCTGCTAATGTAATAGCTACTGGTGTTTCATCTAGTGTTGGTACTAGATATGATCCGCGACCAACACGATATGTTGATTTGTTAATCAACCAATGTGGATATGGTGCTGCTAATGTTTCAACCACATGATCAATTTCTTCTCGTGTAATAGTTGCATTAACGCCATATATATCCTGTGATGCTACGATAAACTCTTTCTGTTTTGCTGATAAAGACATAATATATTCTCGCTGTTTTAAAAGTATGGGTCATTATAACACTATGATTACGATTGTCAACTAAAACCCTATAGTTCGCCAGAATTTGAACACTGGGTGCCTAGGCTTTTCTTTAACGCCAATATGAAATGACTTATAAGTTAGTATCTTTCCTATAATGCTATCGCGATTTTCCCATATTTCGTCACGTTGTGCTGCATCAAAACCTGTCCCGATATTGAATTCGATACCTGTCTCAACATCTCTGACAACCAAAGCCCCCATTGTACCAGCAGCACGTTTGCCATCTTGATGTGATGAACGTTTGCTTCTACCTAATTCATTGACGGTTTTCTCGTTATCATTGTGCATTAATTCCTCTATACCAATGACTTCAGCTTCACTATCGGCAAACCGTTTAACCTTGCTTAATATGTTCTCTTTTGCCGTTGCTCGGCCGAACTTGTAATGCCCATTAGGGTTTCTGACCATCATACCTTCATATCCTAAACTAAGGAACTCGATCTCGGCATCATCAAACTCTTCCTGGGTTTCAATATAGCGATGTTCAACCGTAGATATATGTTTTCCTTCAATTGATGGGCCGCACTGTATCGACTCAACTCTGTCCTTAGCTAATGCTAAACGCGTTGAAAATGGGAGTTTGTGGTGTGTAAATTCATCAAAGACTCGGAATGTGAAGTCTGCTACCTTATCATGTGACATAACAACAGTAGTGGTATTTCTAAAGCAGTTTGGATCAGTAGGGCTGCCACAAATAATCTCCCCGTCTAAACCACCCAATAGGATTGATCCAATAATTGATTGGATATGCTTATTGGGAATCGGCTTAAGTGTTCTGCTCAATGCAACACCATCTACGATGACACAGCGTATGCCATCTAATTTAGGCGATGCTAAGTATGGGAATGATTGGGTATCTAATTTTGCGGACAACATAGGTTTGAAGTTTGGTATCATAATAATGCTCTTTTGATTAAGGGTGGGTCATTATAACACCATCCTTGCCATTGTCAACTATTCGTGATGAAGTTCTAACACATTATTGTTATAAACTTTTCTTGGGATGTATTCGGGGTGTTTATTAACTTTCCAATTGTAAAAACCGTCTTCATTGAGTTCTGGTAATTTCAGTGGTGTTTTGTCTAATCTGTTCAGTGTGTCAATGTAATCCGCACAGGATTTTCCTATTATAAAACTTATCATTATACTCCTTAAATAGAATTGCGCCACGTTTCATTGAGTTCTTGTAATAGTGATATGTTACAAATTCATCGTGTTTGGTGTAGTTCGATATGAAATATTGGTCACAATCTATATCGGGGAACGCTATATCACCACCACATTCAAACTTCATGAATGATATAATCATATTATCGCAGTATGGTGCTAATTGTTTGTATATCTCTGCACCACCACAAAGATAAAATCGTGAGGCTGCACTATGTGATGCGAACCACAAAAATTTATCGATAGTCATTGTATCGAACCCTTCGAGTTTGTACTCCGGATCTCGTGATAACACAATACATTCACGACCAGGAAGTTTTCCTACCTGTTCTGCCGTTACCCTACCCATCACCAGAGTTCCACCCATAGTAATTGTTCTGAATTGTCTTAGCTCATCTTTACAATGCCACGGCATAGAATCCAGTGTGCTGTCCCCAATTATACCGTTCTCTGATACTGCTGCGATCAGTGTTATCATAAATACCTATGCATTATTAACTATGTTTTAAACTTATGATGCATCAATCCAATTAACAAACCAAAAGGAAAATCGAAATGACAACAACATATACGATGCATATTGATTCGCTTGAATGTAAAGCGAATTCAGAACATGCTGAACTTCATGAAAATGACTGTGATATACTTACTAGCGTAATGTGGACATACACAGCTAATGATGGTGTTAACACAGCATCCCTTGCTATTAGAACCCCATTATATGTGGATATAGCACAAGACGAAGTGGAGTCCAATAATGAACCGTTTCTAACAATGTCAGAAGCTAATGTAATATCTATGATTCAAAGCACTATTGGTAACAACCAAATATTAGCGTATCAATCACAGCTAGACACTAATCTGTTATCCGCTAATAGCATAACTCATGCATTACCCTGGCACTAATCAACCAAAAGGAAACTCGAAATGACAACAACATACGTTTGGACAGTCGATTCACTTGACTGCACCGCAAATAACGAAATATCTACTGATTGTGATGATATTACATCGGCATTATGGACATTAACTGGTAATAATGGTACTATTTCATCTAGTATTACTAGCAGAACACCAGTGTTAATGCATCTAGAGCCAGGTGGCGAACAGTCAAACAACGAACCGTTTCTGACATTAACAGAAGCTAATGTAATATCTGCAATTCAAACATCGCTTGGTACTAATCAAGTAGAACAACTTGAAGCACAGATAAATATTAATCTGGCAAATATGTTGATAAGCACTATTTCACCAACACTGCCTTGGGCATAATATCATATTGCTATTGGTGCAGGTATTCTTGCATGACTTATAGCATTATGTAAAGTAAAAGATTCATACGTGTAATCATCTATATTATTAATCCCACAAGCTATTTCTAATGTTGGCAATGGATATAAACTTAAATCCCGTGACAACAATTCATTAGCCTGTACCAAGTGATTCTTGTATAAGTGTGTATCACCAAATGAAATATGAAGCATATCAGGAACCATGTTCACAACATTAGCGACCATCTCTGTTAAGAGTGCATACGAAGCGATGTTGAATGGTAAACCTAAGAAAGTATCACAAGATCGCTGATACAAATGACAAGACAAAGCATACCTCGGTGTTTTCAAATCATCCATAATTTTATGATATTCTTCTTCATAATATTCGGACGGTTGAATATCGGAAACACAATATTTTGTTCGTTCATGAAACGACAACTTCCTCACATAAAACTGAAATAACGCATGGCACGGAGCTAGAGCCATTCTGTTATCAGACACATTCTGTTGTGGTGATATAGTTTCATCCGGTAAATCCGCAACATTCCAAGCAGAAACAATATGTCTACGACTAAAAGGTCTTTCTCTTAGTCCAGTAATAAGTTCAGCAATCTGGTCAATAAAAATTTGTTTCCTAAAAACATACCCATCTTTCGGTAATATTTTTTCTAATTTCCAGTGTTTATATTTGTTATTGTGTGATTTAAAATAATTACTGTCTACTTTTATTTCATGATCTAATAACAATTCACTTATGAAAGTATTCTCATAGATATTATTTGTGTTGGTGTTGGTGAGTTTCCACTTATGCCCTGAGTTACATATACTGGACATACCTAATTTAATATTGTATGATGATGGTATAAATACACAAGAATCTTTGCCATAATACTTGGCACCCAAATAATCTTTAGCTAAGTCAAAGTTAGATGGATCCTGATTCCATAATGAATATCCTACTAACTGTTTAACATCCTTATAGAAATTTGCAAATATTCTCCAGTCTACATTCACAAATATTCCTAAACCACCATATTGATGATAATTTGGATGTTTCAAATGATGGCATCTAGACATCATATTATTCCACATATCATATAGTTTTTGGTCATTAGGTTTAGATTTATTAAACCCCATCGGGGTTCCAAATACACCATTATGTGCATATCTATTTTCAGGACTATTAGGTAGACAGTTTCTAATATTTGGTCTTGAAATTTCAATCAAATGGCCATTTGTGTATCTGACGAGATAGTAACTATTGTTAGTTATCTTGGTTCTTCTGACAACAGTAGCGTCCTCACCTTTTTTTGTTGTAAATATCATTCCAACAAAATCATCATCCAATTCTGTACCATAATTATCGGTTAGATTGATGTCAACATTTTCAGGAAATGTGTCTACACCACCATTTGGTATCTCCAATTCAACAATATTATTAGATGGAGAACCTAGTTGCCATCTAGTCCACTGCGCGCCATAAATATTTGAAAGATCACCATCCTCGTCAGCCCATTCTTCCCAAATTGTTGGTTTGTCATTACCATTCAATTCTCTCAATGTTTCATTATTAGTGCTTCCTTTAAGAAACCACAATAACTCAGCAGCAACCAATTTGAATGGTGTGAGCTTTCCTGGCAGTAATGGGAATCCTTTCTTTAGATCAAAATCAAGATGCTTACCGAATAGTGACAATGTCCCAGTGCCTGTTCTATCATCCGAATCATTGCCATTATCTAATATCTCTTGTAATAGATCATAGTAACGATCCATTGGTATGTCCATCGGTTCAATAGTATTCAATTATTTAACACCTAACATAGACAGGGTAAGCGCTATCATTAGTGCAACATTCAGTGTTGTAGACATGTATAATAGTGTGGTGTTTTTGTTATATCGCAAGTGTATATCATAAAAATCTTTCTGCTTACGTTTTAATGAAGCATATACCAACTCCAATTCATCTGCCATTGGGTTTCGTGATGGATTATATTTTTCCACAGGTTCTTGCTCGACCTTTGGCTTTCTGTTGTATGCTCGTTTAGGAGCAGGAGCAGGTGCTGGTTCAGTATCACCAACCACTTCTGCGATGTAGTACGATTTCTTCTTTTTATCTGTTTTCATAAGATGTTCCAAATTATTGTTAGTATAGCTATTGCTGTGATGCCATTCAATATAATAGAACCCACCAACCATCCGGTGAGTGAGTTCTTGGTATGGTACAATTCCGCGCATTCATCGAAATAGTGTGTTAAATCTGATTGCAGATATACTTGCTCACACTCAAGTTCATATACCCTGAGATCGTGTTTACTCCACGCATCTTTCACAATATTATATTCGTCTAATGACACCCATGTACCATCGTCAGATTCTATCATAAAACCAACACCGACACAAAACTGTTTATACTTTTTCAGTACTATCTCCAAGAGATTTTATTAGCAGTTCTTTGTCTTTCTTACTCATATTACCAATGTACTGTAATTTTCCTCGATGGTCAATCCATGCCACCAACATAATTGGCTTTGAACCAATATGGAATTTCTTTACACCCATAAGAATATAAATCCAGCAACACCACCAAAGATAATGACAGACATACTGATTACGACTAATCTCAACTTATCAACGGTATCTTGAATTTCATTACTATGTGCGTATACGATAGTGGACACTTTTTCATTATATGCCCTATGTGTTTTTTCCATATCTTTATTATGAGTCAACTCACTAAGGTTATGGTCTTCCCACGTAACCCAGTGACCACAAGCACATTCTTCAACCGGATATGGTCCCCCAATTTGATTATATCTCTTCATTACCAAACTCCAATCCAAATACCAACACCGTGAACGGCACCTACAGGAAACGCAATAGTACCAGCAATCAAGAACATCCATTCTTCTTTCTGGATACAGTTGACCACATGAGTACCCCACGCAGCTAATGGTACTGTTACCAGCAACGCTAATGTCATAACCATTCCAAAAATAGCACTTAACTCTACATACTCACTTTTCATCCTAAACTCCAAAATTTTGGATCACATAAAACTACGTCAACCAACTTAGTACATTCTGGCAAAGCACTCACTTTATCAGAAGCTTCAAATGGTGATCTCGCATCAATAAATTTGAACTTTGTTTCCTTTTTGTCGATCAAATATTCAACCATATATTCGTTATATGACATAGAATTACCAATTTTGTGCATCAGTTAGATCAATTTCAGGACCTGCCTCAAACATAACAGAAATAGATTCGCCGCGTTCAATAAGTTTTACTACCTGAGTTCTACCACCTTCGCGCTGCTTCTGTACTGAAATAGCAACTGATAATCTTAATAATTCATCTTCACTGATGACAACTTCTTTAACAACAGTAGGTTTAGTATCTTCTGGCAACTTAGCAATTGCATCTGCCGCTGCTTTCAGGATATTACTTTCAATTTGGTGCTTCTCATCTAACAATACTTCTACTACAGATGCATAGTAATCAGCATCGCTCGAAGATCTTCGGACATGTTCTTCGAATAGTTTAATATCATCTAATACAGTTTGTAGTGCAGTTTTATTTTTCATTATTTGTTAGCCTTTGGTTGTCGTGGTTGTCTTGGTTTCTTTGGAATGCCAGTTAAGCATTCACACTTATCTCTTCTATTCTCGCAACGATTGATCTTACTGCAAGCAGTTAGTAATCGAAACAGTTGTGATTCCTGTATTGTGTATATATTCTCTTCTTCCATTTATATCTTCTCAAATACATTTATATAGGCGGCCATTATATCACAAGTATTTACAGTGTCAAGAACTGTCTACGTATAAATACTGATAGTAAAATGGAGGTATCATGAACGAATTCTTTAAACTTGTAGCAGATCTTGGATTTCCTATTGCAGCTGCTATTGCGGCTGGTTACTTTGTATCTATAATGTTAAAGTTCATTCTAGCAGGTGTTACAAGTTCTGTCAAGGGCATGGCTGGGATAATCACTGCATTAGATAATAGAGTTAAAACTATGAATGCAGATATCATCAGAATTGATACTTTAGTAAGTTCAGCACTTGGTTTGAGACCTGATCTTGATAGGATTGGTCGAGCAAATGGAAAAGAAGATTGTAGGAGAGACTAATGGATAATATTGCTGAGTTGGTATCGAAGTATGGATTTCCTATTATTGCTGCTGGTGGCATGGGATATCTTGTGTATAGTGTGTGGGTATGGGCAACAGTAGAGATTAAACCGGTAATATCGGAAACTAGTACTGTATTGATTGCGTTGATTGATAGAATACGAATGCTAGACCAGGACAACATAAGGCTCCAACAAAAAGTGACTACAGTATTGCATCTTCGTGGTAAGACAATTGAAAGGGAACGGGTTCATGCCGAATTGCTAATCAATAAGGAACACCATGATAAAAATACTATCGATACTTCTGATACTGATTAGTAATAATACACAAGCAGAACAATCATTCTCATTTAAGTCACCATCATTTTCTGGTATTGGGTATTCATCCCATGTTCAAACCATAGAGAATACAGAAACCACACGAAAACAAGCAATACAAGCATCAAACTTACAAGCAGCAAAGGATGCTGCTGCATTAGCCGGTAATACTACTCTTCAGAAGTTTCTAAACAATTTCGAAAGTCGTGTTTATGCTCAATTATCAACACAATTGATCAATAATCTGTTTGGAGTGAATCCACAAACGAGTGGTACTGTTACTATAGAAGGTAACACAATACAATACACCAAGACAGCTGATCAGATTTCCATGACTGTTACCAGTTCTAATGGTAATGTAACTCAAGTAGTAATACCTGTTGGTAGCTTAACATTCTAATGCACATTATTGTACTATTATGTTTGTTGTTGTCTGGGTGTGCCAACTGGCCATCACCCTTTGTAACATGGACTAATGAACCAGAACTTTTGGATATAAAACCAAAAGAAAAGATAATTCTGCCGCCACCAAAAGATGGCAAGATCGTTGTTGCTGTATATTCATTTTTAGATAAGACCGGACAAAGAAAGGACTCCGCTACCATTGCAAAGTTATCATCTGCTGTAACACAGGGTGGTGAATCCATACTATTAAAGTCACTAGAAGATGCTGGTGATGGTATGTGGTTCAGAGCTGTAGAACGAGTAGGTTTAGATAACCTATTGAAAGAACGACAATTGATTAGGTCGGCAAGGGATGAAGCAAAGGATGATAAGCGCATAGGTTCTATTCTATATGCCGGTATGATACTGGAAGGTGCTATAGTATCATACGACACCAATATCCGCACTGGTGGTATAGGAATAAGATATTTGGGTATAGGTCCTGACACACAATATCAGGAAGATTTAGTAACTGTTTCACTTCGTGCTATAAGCACACAAACGGGTGAGGTGTTACTTACTGTTAATGTACAGAAAACAATATTGAGTTATACGTTAGGTGTTGCAGTATTTAAGTTCTTTGATATGGGTACACAATCATTTGAGAATGAGATAGGCGCAACAAAGACTGAACCAGGAATATATGCATTAAAATCCGCGCTGGATTTAGCGGTAGAAGAATTGATTATTAAGGGTGAGCGAAAATCGTTATGGAAATTTTCATCAGCTTACAAAGGAAATAATTAAATGAGTCTAATAAGAATCATTACACTTCTTAGTGTAATATTAATGAGTCCATCATCTATAGGTGATAGTGGTGACAATTCCGTTTACATAGACCAGACTAATGCTGATAACTCTAGTGTTAGTATTACACAAACAGGATCTAATAACACAGTAGGTGATCCTACTTCATTGATAGCACCGTCATTTATCATTGAAGGTAACTCTATGTTCGTTACCATTATTCAAGATGGTATGAACAATGCTATAACTGGTAACATAATTGGTGGTGGTACAACTGCTGATGTTACTCAAACTGGCAACGGCAACTTTACCAACTTCAATATGGGTGGTATGGGAACTGCTTCTGGTATATTGAGTATGACAATGACTGGTAGCAATAACACATCAAACTTGAATATTGGATTACTTCACGATTCGGGCAATTACTCATACCTTGCATTATTAACTGGTTCTACTAACACATTGACCAGTACAATTAATAGCAAATATACAGTAAATTCATTCACAGTTACAGGATCAAACAATGCAATCACGACTACACAAATTGGTGCTAATGGTTCTAATAATGTTGTTGGTAATAATATTGCAGTTTCCAATATTGGAAACTTTAATACTATAAGCATAGCACAAGATGGAGCAACCAATCCGAATAGTGCCATCGTCAATCTTACTGGCAATAACGCTTCTGTGTCTGTCATCCAACATTAATGCTGGTATTGGCAAGGTAACAGAACATAAAGGTAGTGCATCTATTACACATGAAAAGTCTGTAGTAGATGCTAAGAAGGATTCCAGTATTGATAGTCTGGATACTATTGAAACTGGTAAGGGTGAGGTTGGTATCTCATTTGATGATGATACACAAGTAAAAGTAACCGAGAACAGTAAGCTGGTCATAGATGATTTCGTATATGACCCAAAGAATAAATCGGTTGGTAAGTTGGCATTGAAATGTGCTATTGGCACCGTGAGATATGCTTCTGGTAATATTGCCCATGATAACAATAAGAATGTGGCAATCAATACACCAACAGCAACTATATCGGTTCGTGGTACAGCATTTACTATGACTGTAGATGAAATTGGTCAATCTATGGTTATATTATTGCCCAATTTAGATGGTAGTGTTGGTGAGATTGAGGTTAGAACTGCAATGGGTGCAGTAGTATTGAACCAAGCATTTCAAGCAACAGTAACCACATCTAATGAGAATAAACCAATGAAACCTGTGGTGTTGCTTATTGCTGAGTCAGCTATCAACAATATGATGATAGTTAAACCACCAAAGGAAATCAGTCAGAAGTTGGTTGAGGATAATAAAGCATCAGCATTAGACTTCAAGGGTTTAGATAAGGATGTGTTATCAGTAAGGATATTTGTTGACCCTTATGCAAAGTTCAACGAGCTGAGTGTTGATTTATTGGTGATAGATTATTTGACGAATGTATTGGATAGTTTTGGTGCAGTAACAACATTTTCAGCTGGGTATAATTCAGGCAACCAAGTTTACATATTTGACAAAGAAACAAATTGGCTAGTCCAAAGAACGGTGAAACAGAGTGCTTCGTTATTATTAAACAAAGATCGTGGTTATAGTGTGACACTTATACAGGATGGGATTACAGTGAAGATGCAGAGTGCAGATACAACCACTAATACTATTTTTATTAAACAAGGTGCAAACTAATGGCAGTAACAAAAACTATCGTTGTAGAGAAAGAGAAAGAAAGTTGGACACAAACAGGATGGAGACCACTATTAGGATTTATGTATGCTGCGGTATGTATATATGACTTCATTTTTGGTCCAACATTGTTCAATATATTACAATATTGGAATCCTGGACAAGATATTAGTGCATATCAAGCGGTAACTTTACAAGGGTCTGGGTTGTTTCATATTTCTATGGCTGGTATATTAGGATTAACAACACATGGTAGAAGTAAGGAAAAGATTGCTAATATAGAAAGTTCAAAACAGTAAACATATAAATAAGGAGTTAGTCGCGGATTGCAGTCCCACTAACTCTAATCATTCTTACATTAATCAAGGACTAATATGACCAGCAAAGTTATTTATAACCATTCCGCATTCGACAGAACACCATATAAAATGACCGATGTGGTACGACAGAATATGAGTATTGCACAAACAGGTGCTATACGCGGACCAATGTCTCAAGAGAGCAAAGATAAAAAGAGCGCATCACTTAAAGGTAAAAATTTAGGTAGAATTTCACCACTTAAAGGTATAAAAGTTGGACCAAAAGAAGGTTCTAAATCTGAACAAATCATTAAGTTAATATCGCAAGGATTAAGTAGAGATGTTGTTGCTGAGATCGTTAATGTGAGGTTGGCATATGTTGGTAAAATTGTAAGGAGACATAAAGAGAAATTAGCAGAAGCAGCATAAATGTATTAAATACGAAACATTATTCAATTAAAACCGTTTAATGTTTCGTATACTACTCGTTTGTTGGTCTGTATACCCCATCCCAGTCTTTAGGTAGTTTCTTACTGAGTTTATATTCAGCAATTCGTTGTATCATCATATCATAATAGTAATCTAGTTCACCATCGAACGAACCTTTCAAAGCATTACATTCTAATGCCGCAAATTTCCATTCTTGTCGGTTATAATGAAATAACATTTTACTGTGTATATTATCTCGCATCTCTTTAGCCAGAACCAAATTCTTAGGTTCTAATACTGTATAAATGTCTAGTCCAACAGTCTTACCTTTAACTGCAATGTTGTCCAGTTTAATCACAAAGTAATCATCTTCAACCAATCGTGCTGTTTCTGGTCCAATGATTAGTAGTACACCATATGATTTAGTCTGACCTTCTAGTCTTGCCGCAGTAGATACAGAATCACCTAATACATCATATCCAAATCTGTGTTTACTTCCTATATTACCAATCAAGGTTTGTCCAGTATTAACACCAGCACCCATACCAATCTTTGGTTTACCTTGTGCAACTAATGTATCATTGAATCCATCAACAGCAGCAATCATTTCTAATGCCGTCTTAACAGCATTCTTGGCGTGGTTTACATCATCCAATGGAGCATTATGAACGTGAAGTGATGCATCACCAATGAACTTAATGATACAACCATCATTCTTCAATACAGGTTCGGATATGGCAGTCATATAATCATTCATGATCTGGGTCAATCCTTCAACATCATCACCGTAGGACTCCCCCAAAGTTGTGAAATTTCGTAAATCCGTCATCACAATTGATAGTTCTTTTCGTTCCCCACCAAGTTTAATCAATTCAGGATTCTTCTGTAGTTTCTCCACCATAATAGGTGACACATAAGAACCAAATTGTTTCTTTATTTGAAGTTTGGCATTCAGTTCTGTGATGAATTTTACTACATAAACGTGAAGAAAAACAACTGTAATCGCAATACTAGGGAATGTAACATCAAGTAAGTAAAAGCTATTGGTAAATAGATAATTAGAAACGGGATAAAGACAAACCAAAATAGCACAAAAGATAATAATTCCATATTTCCACCTTGATAGTAAAATTGATATTAATGATAAGATGATTATGGTAAGTATTTCTGCACCATCAGCCCAATCAGGTCTTGATATATTAGTACCTGTTATGATCGTATTTAGTACTGATGCTTGAAGATGATGTGGAAAGACAGATCCAGAGGCAGTGGCCACTGGGTTATTGAGACCACGGGCATTGAGTCCAATAATGACGATACTGGAATTAAAGGACTCTGGAAGGTGGCTGGCGGAGTATTCTGTAAATGTTGCTGGTTTAACCCAAATCCGCCCGATACTGTCTGTCTGTATCTTTCCAAACTTTGGTATCCTGACAGCTTCAATTGATCCATCGTTAACCTTGACTTGGAAAGATTTGTCTCCTGAAGCGACTCGCAATGTCTCCAAACTGATACTAGGGTACAATAGTCCATTGGAATTGACCACCATTGGTACTCTTCTGGTAACGCCATCTATTTCGGGGAGTGTATTAACAACACCAACACCAGTGGCAGTATCATTAAGTGCTTGTACGTTTGGTTGAATATTTTCATAAGAGATTCCCACATCACCTGTACCAATTACCGACACACCTGGTCTAAATGCGTCATAGGTTTTTGTGAACACATCATTAGTACCTGTCTGGGGTAGAACAACAGGATATTCAGTTATTGTTGTAGCAAAACTACTGTCTTGTCCGGATCTATCCACATCAGGCAGAAATACATTAAATACAACAAGACCAGCACCATGATCATAAAGTTCTTTAATAATTGAACCATACTCATTTCGTGGAAATGGCCATTGACCTTTTTGAGAAATCGTTTCATCATCTATGTTTACCAGTACAATATCAGAATGTTGTATATCTTGAGTGAGTAGAGTATCAAAGTATCTTAACCTGATACTCTCTACAACTGTGGGGTCAAGTACTCTTATCCCAATGATAATTGATAATGTTATTAATGCACACCAACGGGATAAAAGTATCTTCTTCATTAATCTAGGTCCTCATTCATCTTTGTGTGTATATCACATAAGAATGATTCGTAATATTCATCGAGACTGTCATTGAATGAATCTTTAAGTTCCATACAATTGGTGGCAGCTCTTCTATAACACTTCTTCTCAAAAAGTTCCACAGTTTCATTGTGTAGGTTTCTTGATAACGAATACGCAAATGTATTGAAATCATTAACAGGTATTTGAAAAGATCCCAATTCCTTTTTGTGTGTAACGATTTCTATGTACATTAGAACAAATCCGAAAACCAGTTTCCTATAGAATCGAGAAAGTCATCATCTTTCTCTACTGCTTGTGCATCAGGTATAGCAACTTCTTCTGCAACAACTACAGCAACGGCGGCAGCAGCAATTAATGGAGTTACAACTGGTGCTGGTTCAGAAAATACATCATCAGTAATAACTTTCAGTGCTTCATCGTAATGGTGTTGTCTATCTTTCAATCCAACAGTACCACCATTGATGCGTTTAGTTAATGTAACGAAATCACCTGAATCGCAGAATTGGTTTAGTTTGTTGCTCTTCCAGAAGAATGCACCAGAAGCAACAGCACCTTCTAGGGTTTCGCAATATGCAACAGCTTCATCTAATGATTTGCCACAATCCTTGGCGAATGCTTGATAGTTAGATTTGCCGGTAGTTTGAATACAACCACGACCACGATATTTGAATCCATCACCACTAGATTCTGTTCCGTTACCTAAACGATTACAGTAAACGAGATTAGCAATCTTTTCTGGATTACGGTTGTATGGTGCTGCCATCGCAGCAGAGGTGAACCTTTTTGGCCATACTGAGCAAAGACCAGCAGCAGAATAGTTAAGGTTTTCTTTTAGTGCTGTGAACTGGGCAGATTCGTGGATAGTTTGACTCAAGAATCCACAAACTCTTTTCTTATTGTCTATACCATACTCAGGGAGGATCTTGTTCAATACTGCACACAACGCATCCAAGTCTTTATTATTTGGACACAACACTTTTAATTGAGATACACTGATCATTTTATGTTCCTTAGTTAGTTTCGATATGTATAAATAGTTACAGGTCACGAGACAGCCATCTCTACCTATTCTAACACTTTCACGGAGCATCAGCATTAATATGTATACAGAAATAATACCAACATATCTTTACATCAAACAACATTCAGTAACAGGTCTAAAATATTTCGGTAAGACATCACAAAAAGACCCAATAAAATATCTTGGCTCAGGAACTCGTTGGTGTAACCACATCAAAAAACACGGTAAACAGTTTATTGTGGCATTAAGCTCCATTGCGATGCCATTGCCTCGGCAATACCTTGATACGTCTTCGATCTTAGTTTTGCTCTGTCTTTAGATGGGGATAGTAAATGCAATCGCTGCTCTCTACCCTCTACTACATCTGTAGCAACTAAGTTGGGCAGGTTCTTGAGCCATAGACAGGTTGCTTTAGTTTCACCATGACCAAACATCCACGGTTGCAGTACTTGGTCAGGCTTGCGGTATCTAGATGACATCACACCAATTGGATTCTCTATGGCAATTTTAGGTATATTGCATATCATCAACCGCATAAAGAAATATATAGCTTTCTCTCGGGCATCTCTTCGAGCCTGTCCTACTAACGCACCAGACTTACGCTCTGGTTGATCCGCGTACCATTTGTTAGCACTAACAGTTAAGTATGTGCAGGTAGGGAAAAAGATACCCATATCCCAACCACCCTCATCAATTGCTTCAAACACATCACCTTGTATGTGCCATTCTGGATGACCTCCTGAGCATTCTTGT